GTACCAGTAGCATCACCATGTGCAGCAGGGTCTATCGTAAAGGATGCAGGACCTCTGATGTAGCCTGTTGTAACTATATTGCCTGTACTTAGTGCATCATTAGCGTCTAAGTAAACAGCCTTGTCTGCAGGGAGTGTAATAAACACATCCTTAGTACCTGCAGTAAAGCTAACAGCACTATCGCTGTTGCTACTCTCTAGTATGGTTGTTCTTGTAAGTACACCTGAATTGTATGTACCTAAGCCTACTTCCCACTCGTCTGCGTTACGGTGAGAAATAGCGTAGTATGTAGTATCACTGTTGGCAAGGGCAGAGCTAAAAGACTCAAAGCCTGTAACAGCGCCACCCAACGTAACAGCACCAGTGCCAGTAGTTGTAGCGGTTTCTTTTACTCTATCCTTGACAACGAGAGCCATAATACTGCTCCTTAAGCGATACGAATGATTGCGTTAGATGCGTCTGCTGTTGGGAACTGTACCACAAAGTCACCATTTGTAGATGTCTTAGTACCACCAAAACTGATCACTGCTATAGCCTTGTTAGATTGTGAAGAGTTATAGATGATACAACCGTCTGCAGAAACTGTAGCAGAAGACCATGTAGTGTCTGCGAAGTCAACAGTAGCAGTTGAACCTGATAGAGCAATAGTTGCACTACCTAGTGTGTTACCACCTGTAACGTAGTTAGTACCAGTAGCCTCGTCTGAGTTACCTGTTACTGCACTATAATTAGCTGTAGATGCATTGTAAGTACCCGACTGTGAGTTCTTAATTAATGCTATTTTAATTGTGTCTGTATCTAGATCGTGAACACCACCAAGTAACTCTTGCTTGAAGCTGTTGCACATCGCCGTTGTAATAGCCATTGGTTATGTCCTTTGTTTGTAAAATGCACAAAAGGGCCAGCATAAAAGCCAGCCCCTAAGTTAATTGTTATATTAAGCAGCGTTGAACTTAGCTGTTACAATCGCTTCTGGGCGTAAGATCTTGCGGCCATATAGGTGCATCCCACGGCAGATGTCTGCAAAGCTATCTGGGTCACGGTATGTTTCCACTTTTGATAACTGTTCTGCAGTTGCTACTGCTGAGTCGTGTCCAGCTACGATAACACCATAGTTAGTGTTTTGGTTAGCTGAGCCAGATGTTCCTGCGCCTGTACCTACTGCTGGTAAGTTGTTTGACTGATAAACACGGAAGCCGTGAATGTTTGCAGCCAATAAACCATTTTGTAGTCCTGCACCACCGAAGTCTGCATTTAATAGGCGAGAATCCTCGTCTTTTAGCATCTCGATGAACACGGGGTCAAGTACTATCCATCTACCTCTAGTATCAACATTTGCTACATCCATTGTACGAGACATACGTGCTAGTACTTGTAATGGTGTTGCAGTTGATGTAGACACAGCAGTTGCACCTGTTAAGCGTGGAGCTAATGGGATCGAGTGATCACCTGCAGATGAAGTTGTGATGTTACCGAAGTCACCCTTTTTCAACTTGTTTGCAGCTAATAGTTCGTCTGATCCTGCAGCGGCATTTGCTTTAGTACCATTTACAGTTGTGTTTGCAGCTGAAGCAGCTGTATAACCTGACAAGTAACGCAATACATCTGTATCCATTGAGTCAGCCATTTTGTATGCTGCACGGTCTGTAGATAGACGCATGAAGTCTACGTGTGAATGAGCCTCTTCAATATCATCCAATTTGAATGCAAAGTAGTTTGCTTTGTCGATAGTTAGTTTGAAGTCAGCGTCAACTAAATCTTGTGTTGCAACTGCAGTACCACGAGCTAAAGAATTAACAGTGATATCTGGTTCTTTAAGAATGCGCACTGAGTCGCCTTGCCCAGAAATCTCACCAAAATAGTCAGAGTTTGTGATTGCAGAAATAACAGCAGATTTTCTAAATGCTAACTGTGCTTGTTTTGAAAAGATCTCAGATGAGAAGTTTCCGTTGTTCAGGTTGGTGTAACCTGATGCCTTTGTAAATGCCATAATAATTTCTCCTATAGATATGACAGTTGGGGGAAGTAAAACATCATATCCACACAAGAGGCCAATACTTTTCTAGAGTATCTCTATTGCTAGATTTGCGGTCAAGCAGTAAAGGGTCTATACTTTATCGGGTAGTTCTATTAGTGGTTAGTGCTTAAAGTTAAAGCATGTGCAGGTAGTTGATACCTAGCACTGCACATACTATAGTTTTATCTATTAATGCCTTAGTGTCAAGTGTTTATTAGGACATATCGTAGATAAACTTACCAGAGCGCATTGCACTCATGATTTCGTCTTGACGTTCCTCATATTCTTTGAGGGACATCTTGTTAATCATTGACTCGCTTAGCATCTTGCTAGACTCTTCTGCGTCTACAACAGTACGTCCACGAGCTTTGACTGAAGATGCTGCGCCTTTGTCTGCGCTGGGCTTCTTAGTTTTGATACCCTTGTCTAGTTTATACATATCTATAACACGGGCTACAGACTTAACGTCTTCAGAGTTTTCATACAAAGCATCCTGATAAACTTTAGGTTGAGTATCTACCCAAGCATGAAACTCATCGTCTGCTCTTATAGCTTCAAAGTCAGGATGTATGGCTACAAGTTGTGCTTCAGCTTTTTCTCTTTTAGCTGTAGAGCGTAACTCTTCAATCTCTTGTAGTCTCTGATCTAGCTCTAAAGCTCTTTCGTTAGCTTTTTGTTCAGCTATTGCTTCAACTATACCTGCTACATCTGGGTGCTTACTTGACCATGCGTCTATCTCTTCTTTAGACTTTGGTAGTACAAGCTCATTCTTTGCTGCTTTTTCTAGTTGATCTTCTAAGCGTTTTATCTGTGCTGCTTGCTTCTTCTCTGTTTCAGCCATGTGTCTTTGTATATCACCATAGCGTTTCTTGAAGCTCTTCTCTTCAGCACTTAACTCTGCATCATCTTCCGATGCTTTGGTTTCCTCTTTGGCTTCTTCTTGTTTGGTATCACTTGCATCCGATACTTCGGTTGTCTCAGATCCTTCGCCATTGGGTTCTTCTTCAGGGGTTTCATCACTAGCCTCTTCAGCTACATCACCTTTTAGTAGTGCTTCTAGCTCTGCTTCAGCTTCTTTGATTTTAGCCTCATTACGTTTATGTGTATATGAGTGCATTGTCTCTTCAGTTAGTTGTGACATATTTAGTTCCTTATGTTGGGGTCAGCACAAGTGCCGAGTATCCTTATATTTATATGGTATTGTCGTTATTGTTTATTTTATTACTCTACCTTTTACAGTACCGCCACCGCTTGTTTTAATAGCTTTTCCATCTCTTCCCTTAACTACACTTCTACGTGGTGCTTTTGGCGATGAAAAAGTAGCCTGACTACCCTTACGATCTGCAGTACTTGTTTTAGGTTTATTAACTATAGGTGCTGTTTTAGTTTTTGATTTAACTCTTTTAGAGTCACTGTAAGATCCACCTGAATAAGTTCTCTTTGTACCTAAATCACTAACAGACTCTTTACCTGTACCGCCTGTTTTTCTAGCTCCATGAAAACTAGCAGAAGCGCTTGGACCATCTATACCCATGCCACCATCTTTGTCAAAACCTAAGAAGTCTCCTAGCCATGTATCACCAAAACCTACTCTACCATCATTATCAACGTCATTTAGTGTACCACCACCGCCGAGCAATCCACCACCCTTAGTAAAGCTACCCTTTAGCTGTCCCACTATACCAGAGTTTCGACCACCTTTAGTAACTTTCATAAATGCATTATTAATCTCTTCTCTTTCTGCATCTGTAGTAGCTAAATCATATCTACGCTCTAAATCTTTAGCAATAGAGTATTCCATTGCACGTTTACCTATTTTAGTGGCAACACCAAGCATAGGGTTAATTGCACCTAAGCCTTTTGATATCTTATTACCCATACCATCTACGAGAGTATTTCCATAACCTATTAAATCTTTTAATTCCATATCTCTAAAGCTAGAAGACGGTATTATAGAACCACTAGCATCAGTTTGACCCTTAGCTGTTTGACCTGCCTTTAACATAGCCAAGTCTAAGTTTTCTTTATTACTGTCTCTACTCTTATTAGACGATGTTGTTTCAGAAATAGGAGATGTTGTAATCTCAGTTGAGTAAGGTACATAGCCTTTACTTATAAAGTCTTGTGCTTCTGCATTAGGTTGTCCATTAATAAATGTTAACATTTTAGTAACACCACTTACAGGATCTCTATAATTTTTACTTGTAGTAATTTCTGCTTCGGGTAATGCATCAGCACCACCAAATAATTTATCAAAGTCTATAGAGTTAAACTCTTCAGGTAAAGAAGCATTATAACCGCCTTCATTATAACCTGTTACATAACCACCCTTATTCATAGTAGGTTGACCATCATCAATAAGTTCTAGCTCACTAATGTCAAAAGGTAGTTGTTCTTCTGAATCATCTACAGCTATAGGCTCACCACCAATACGACCATTAGCTTCCATTTGTTGAAAGCCTCTCTTAGCTTCTGCTCTTAGATCCTCAAAGAATTTAACACCAAAGAAATTTACTACATCTGCAGGTACAACATACTCACCTTCACTAAGCCGAGCATCAATATCATCTCTAACTTCTTCTGGCTCAGCACCTAGTGGTACTTCATTACCTGATACAGGATCTACTTCTTGACCTCGTACAGACTTAAATACTGCTTCTGTTTCATCATTTAGTGCCATTAATACGATCCCTCATATATTTCAGTTGTCTAAGTGTACGTATAGCACCCTGATGTCTGTAGATCTCTGCAGTGTCAGATATGCTTTCCATACTCTTATGTTCTTTAGCTATGAGAACATCCATCTCTTCTAAGAATGCATCCCATGCTGGTTTATCATTTATTAAAGTCTTAAGAGACATTACCACTAAACCCTTGTTCACCTGGAACTGGTGCAGTACCCATACCTATTTGACCACCTCCACCACCAGATGTGTCCTGTACGCCCCCTTGTGGGGTGCTAGAGCCTTGCTGAGCGTTTGCAGGTGCTTGTACACCCTGTGGAGCTACAGGCTCTGGCGCAGGCTGTTGGAAGCCTTTGAGGATCTCTGCTTGTATTGCTGCATCCTGCATAGAGTTAGTTACCTTATCTGGGTCTAGATCCATAGACTTAGCAATCTCACGTATAATATAATCCATCTTAGCAAAAGGAGCTAATACAGGATTTTGTGCTGTTTGTAAGAATTGCATTAAGCGCTGGGATCTTACTTCATTAGCCATTAGGCTCTCTGTACCAGATGCTCTTACCTCTAAGTCACCTCTTATAGACTCATCAAAGTCAAACTGCATGTTAAAAGCAAAAAAAGCTTCTCCGATAGGTCTTACAAGATAGTCATCTACATTCTTAACTACTGTACGTATTGAACCATTAGCAGCACCCATAAGCATAGATATACCACTTGCAGTACGCCCAACGCCTGATACTCCTGTTTGACCATGTGCAAAACTTGGGAAGCCAGTACTTTCATCTGCTAAAACTCTAGCCTTATCAAATAGTTGGATGTTTTCTTGTGCTACGTTAGGAAACTTTGTGCCGAAGATGGCCTGTCCTGGTGCGCCGCCCTGTCTTCTAAACGTTTTTCCAGGGTACACAGACATGTCTTGACCAGGTACTAAGTTAGTTTCGTCTATCTCAATAATAAGATTACCAGATAATGCAGCATTGTCAATAGCCATACGCATAAAGCCATTCATCAATGTTTGTGTATCGTCCATATTCTCCGCAATACCTACACCAAAGAAGCTGTAAGGGTTGTGTTCGAAGGGTGTAGCGTAGTATGGAATGCGTGAAGGCTTGAATGGATTAAGTACAAAACGTATAACTTCACCATTACAAATCCAGATATTACAGTTTAGTTCGTCTAAGTCCTTGTATTCACTAGGTATATTTACACCATTCTCTTCTAAGTGTTCTATATCTACAAAACCCCAGAACTCTAGTACTTCCCAACGCTCTGAATCAGCTAACGTTTCATCGTCAACCATAGCCATTTCCCAGTGTTTCTGTACGTAGTCAGCACCCTTGCGTATAGCTTCCTGTATTGCATCCTTCATAAAGTAAGGACGTGTCTTCAGTGAGCGTAACTGTGTGCGAGACATCTTGTGTCTTTCTACAACATATTCAGCATCATCCATAGAGGTAGCTTCTGGGTCAGGGTAGAAGTTCCAAGCTGATACATGGCTTGTCTCTGGTACTGTCTTGATTATAGGGTCATACTCACCCTCTTCATTCCAGTTAGGATATTCCTTATCTACAGCGAATGGACCTTTCATTACACCTGTACCAAGTAGCGCCATCTCAAAAGCCATACTGCGTAAGTGTATAGTAGCACCTGATTCGTTTAACTGGTCATGTATTTTCTTTTCCATCTTCTTAGCTGCAATCATTGCAGGATGGAAAGATACTGTAGTAGGTCCTGTACCGTCACCTTCTATTATCTTTTCAGAAACAGACTCAAGTTTATTCTTTAGTGGTCCTAGTCTCTTCGATAAATCTGCTAATGTCTCTCCTGGTTTTAACTCTGTTTCACCGTCTAATAAAAAAGGACTAGGAGCTTTATTCTGTGTAATACCCTTGATAGAGTCTCCTGCTGCATCTGCATTAGGATCTATATTAATATGTACAGACTCTGCAACACCATCTGGTAATATAGATGGATTGATAGTTAGGGGAAACTTGTTGTTGCCAAATAGTACGTCTACTATCTGACCGTATGCCGCTAGAGTTTTAGTCTTTGTAACCTTAACAAACACACGAGACTTTTCTGTATCTGTAAATTGTACGTCAGGGCTGTATAAACCTCTGTAGTTACGATAGGCTCTTAACCAACGCTCTTCATCGCCTTGTCTTGCATCTTCAGAACGACTAAACCGTTCTTCTACGAAAGCTACCACATCAGGCTTAGAATCAAAGATACTCTCTTTGCCATCCTCAGCTGCTGTTACTTCATCTGTTTCGTAAGATAGTTCATCCATATTTAGTATCCAAACTTGTTATCTGCAGCTTGAAAGCCACTTCGTTGTTTTGCTGGGTCAAAGTCCCATATAGAGCTACGAGGTCTTGTCATGATTCCATAACGTAATGCATCGTATAGGTGGTCTTCTGCGTGAGTATCTACATCTTCTGGGTTACGCTTATCCAGAGGTATGGCTGGTAGCTGTGTTATAGTGTTAGTACATGAAGCCATAAACACAAGTCTTGGCTTCTCAGTAAACTCATCTACCTGTAGTCTTCTGTGTATTTCGTTCTTACCTGAAACACGAGAACCTCTTGACCTATCTGATGGCCTCCAACGGCAACCCTTCTGGTTCATTTGCTCTGCTAGAGATGGACCTGTATCACCTCTGTTATGCCAAAGTGATGAGTCTAACACTCCATAACGTATTGTACCATCACCAGACTCTGCATCCATTACCATATCAGCTAAATCAGAAGCTGTAACTTTAGAACAATAGAGTTCCCTGTAGACAATGAGTTGTTCATCAGGGGCAACAGCGAACCAAATAACTCCCGTGTAGCTACCGTAACCGTAGTCACAAGCTCGAAACCGTGTCCAGTTAGAAGGGATCTTGAAATCGTCAACAACGTGTATAGCTCTATTAAACTCAGGGAAGGCTGCACCTTCGTTAATATCCCAATTACCTTCTAGTAACTGCTTTCTCTGATGCTCAGGTAGTGAGAGAAGCATCGCTTCGTAGTCACCACTCTCAGCTAAGTAGGGGTTGTCAAACAGACTAGCAGGAATAAAGCGTCTCTTAAACAAGGGTTGACCTGCTTTACTGTGTCCTGCAGGGTATCTTATAGTCTCACCTGTCTCTACGTTAGTAGCCCAGTAAGACTTATTAGCAGGAGCAGGATCAATAAACATCTTCTTAACCCAAGAGTGTCCACTACCACCTGGGTTTGTCGTTCCACGCATATACAAACCAAGCTTATCAGAGTGTGCAGATCTCAAACGTGATCTCATATAGTCCCAAGCGTAAGGACTAGACCACTGTGTAAGTTCGTCGAATCCAATCCAGTTAAAAGCCTGACCTTGGTAGCGTGTAACATCGGTATCTTTATCCAGATAAGACATCCACAGTCTACCACCTTGAGGAGAAGTCCACTGAGACTTACGCTCTGACCATTTAATCCCAGGTATTGCACGAGGGTATAACTCCTGTGACTTTTGTATTAGCTCTCTTAGCTCTTCTGTAGTATGACGTACAAGTAGTCCACTAAAGTTAGGGTCATTTAACCCATGAAGAGGGTCTGCAAGCATGGCATAACTCTTACCTCCACCTGCTGAGCCGCCATATAGTACTTCACGTTCTGACGCAGATAGAAACTCTGACTGAGGTCCAGGGTTAGGTTTGAATACAACGTCTTGAGCTTCTTCTATGTTGTATGGTTCAGCCTTAACCTGCGCTGGGCTAGTCTGTATCTTCTCTGGTGGTGTAGTAGCCTGTGACACCTTTTTCGAGCTTTTCGATTTCCGCAAGGGTTTCTTCGAGCCTTTTGGCAAGCTTGCGTTTAATGTTAGCTGCTTTTTTACGTCTTCGCTCAATGGCTATTCTCTTCTTTAGTCCTGAATGGGATATGGAACGACCTGTTTGTGTTGTTAACCAGTTCGCTACTTCCCTGTAACTATACTGCCTTAGATGTTTCTTTGCAAGCAGTAATGCTTCAAGTTCATGTGGTATAGGTTGAAACAGTTTTTCGTTCTCTGGATCAATCTCATAGCCAAATGGTACAACACGAGCCGCTACTCTAACTACTGGATGCCAAACCTTGTCACTCTTCTTAGGTTTAGGTAACTCCCAGAAACCAAAATCCCTGTCATAATCATATGCAGACAAGGCTACTCGTTCTTACCCTCTTTAGGTGGAAGGTAGAATATACCCCCACCAGAAGATGATACATCTACTTTTTCCACTTTACCAAGCCCTGCACGATCAAGTAAATCTTTTGCAGCAGCCATTTTATCTTTGATACCAAGCTCCGTAGGATCAGACAAAGCGCTGACCATAGCCATTGCAGCTTTTGGCGCAGTCCTAGAGAAGTACGTTCTGGTAGCTTCGGCAATTTCATCTTTGAGAGATTCGACAATAAGTCTCGTAGGTGTATTTTCACTGTATCCTGCTATCTTTTTTGCTGAAACCACGTCTCCACCTGCCTCGTCAAACAAGACCTCTAGAAACTTTTGTTGGTTTGGGGTTAAATTACGTGCCATTGGCTTTCCTTATAGTGGGTTGTCCACAAGAGAATCATATGCTTTCCATATATCATCTATTTCAGTTTGGTATTCGTTAAGCTTATCACCCAGACTATCAGTGATCCCAGTAGATCTCTCAACTTGACTACGTAAGTCAAGCAACTCTTTCTGTTGCTCCAAGATTGTTTGCATCTGTGTGCTAATCGTTGACAACCTTGTGTTAAGACCTCTAACGTCATTGTCTGCTACCGCCTGTTCTATTGCTTGAATACGAGAGCTAAGATCAGCTTCCATATCCTGTGATTTAACTGTTAAGTCTGCGTGTACACTTTGTATATCTACATTCAGACTAGATTCAACTGTTTGAATGCGTGTACTTAGTTCGTTAGACTTAGAGTTAAACTTACCTGAAGCCTCTACTACTGTCTCAATACCTGATTCTACAGCATAGAACCTTTGTAGTGTGTCATATCCGTAATATATACCGCCACTAAGAGATCCTAGTATTGGCAGGGCAGCAGCTATGTACCACCCTTTAAAAGTAAACCCACCAACTTTAACTTCTGCATCTTCTATCATAATATTTCCTACATGTTAGAGGAAGCTGACCCGTGTTGCATGATGTAAGCTCCTGCGCCATATACATCGTCTGCATCTTTCATATCGTCTGTAAGATAACCATTCCAACCAGTGCCGTACCCTGAATCATCCCAAGATATAACAAACTCGTCAACTGCTTGTGTATATGTAATAGCTGTATATGTCCCAACCATTATATTATTAGCCGCCGTATAATTATCTATACTTGTAGTCAACTCCGTGTTGTTAGCTGCAGCCATGAAAGCACCTGCTTGTTGAGCGTACTCTGCTACTGCATCAAGTGCGTTATTATAGTCGTCAACTTCAGAAGCGTCAAGGCTATATTCATCTGTAGCCATCATCTCTTGTAATGCAACCTGTTCTGGCTTCGTATCTGCTTCTGCAGCAGTGTCAGCAACGGATGTAGCAGTCATTAATACAGATGTAGCATCACCAAGTATATCAACAGCCGCAACTAAGTTATTCATAGCCGCAGTATGTTCTTGTACAAACAACTGATTCGCATTTTCTGCTGTAGCATAGTCATGGTTCATAACTTTACTCTTAGCATCTAAGTAAGCGCCTAGCATTGCCGAAGTTACTTTAGCACCGTCTAATGCTCCATCAACAATAACACCACCAACTTCAGCATAACCTACTGCACCAATACCTAAGTTCAAAGATAGTTGTAACCGATTGTCTATTACATTAATAGAATTAATCAGTGACTGTATCTTCTGATCCCCCGTCTGATTGTAGTCGGGTGGTGGAGGTGACTCTGCGAGTAGACCTGAACCGTTCACTAATAGAGCGAGTGTCCCTGCTGTTATTAGCAACTTTTGCTTCATTGATTTCATCTGTTAAATCCTCTCCAATTCTTAATAGACTGTCCCAAAACTCTTTATCTTCTTCATACCCCACAATAAACGCTTGAGGATTTTCTCTATATTTATCTACTGCATCCTTACCCATCAGTAGCTTACCAGTTAAAACATCCATGATAGGGCAGGGTGTACTGGCTAAAATCATGGCCTTAAAAACATCTGGATCACCACAGATTGTAGATATCCCAGAAACTTGTAAACCAAGACCCCCTATCTGTTGTGGAGTCCCTAAAAGTCTAGCGTTCTTACGTCTATTACAGTACGCATCTTGTACCATTGCACCCTGAGATAAACCAAACAAACTCACCTGAAAGCCCATCGTCGTAGGCATTAAACAGGAATCGTTTCCACCACCACCCATAACTGTAGGTGCTATACTGGACATAACAGGAGCTTTTTCACCAGCTCCCGTTGCATTGTAATTATTAGTCTCATTTGTAGAAGTGTTATTGCTATCTACGTTTGAGTCTTGATAGTTATTACTAAAATCACCAGTTACATCATTACTTTGTACACTTGTCGCCAAGAACATCTGTAAGATCAGAGTCCATACACATAAGTTGTAGTGCTGCAGCTTCTTGACCGATGAGAGATAATGTTTGTGCATCTAAATTCCGTTGACATTTCTTATTATCAGGAGGACAAGAGAGAGGCATTACTAATGATTGAGTACTACAAGCAGTAGTTATACTTAGCAAAAATACAAATGCAAGCAGTATCTTAGTCTTTGTTGTAGTACCTGTGTATGAGATCACCACGAGTAACACCTATATCCTGTAATTCTCTATCTGTTAGGTTTTGTAGTAAGTATAAGTCTGCACTAGCTTGTCGAGACTTAATAATTGATTTGTTTACGCCAGAAATAGCTGAAAATATTGATTTAAACATAATTTGTATACCTTTATACGTTTAAGACTACCCATTGTAGCCTTTACGCACACAGTTATACTGATATGTAGTTGATCTTATACAGATAATTCTGCATACCCGTTATGTTCTTGGCATAACTATTTACCCTACAGGTACAAACGTCTCTGTTACTGTTAATATTGTATCAATATGCCCAGCGCTGGACGGTAATACCTGTATTTTGTCTCCAGGTTGCAGTATTAAGTCTATATTAGGGAAAGATATGTAGTCACTATGGGTAATAGCCTTAGCGCTTAAGAAATGAGACGTATAATTAGCTGAAGCAACATACCATTGTACTGAAACAGTGTTACTTCCGCTAGTAGCACCATTAACAACGTGTATAAACGTTACTTCAGCAGTACAATTAGCAGGACATACATACACATCTTCTACAG